CGCACGGCGTCATTTTTCCCTGCGGAAGGCGCCATTTTTTTCTACGGAAGGCGGGGAATTTCCCCAGGTAAGAAAGTTCGTTTTCCAAGCTTGAAAAATATTTTTTCCTAGGCAGGAAAATTCCCTTTCGCCCGAAGGAAAATGGATCGCCCTTCGGAAGAAAAAAGATCGCCCTTCGGAAGGAAAAAGGCTTCCTTCTGAAGAGCGAAAAAACGGCGTGCGCACGCAAGGAAATTTTCTTACGTACGAAAATATTTTTTCTTACGTATATAATGCGGAAAACGAAATGTAAGCGATTTTGCAAAACGAAATGCAGTGACGGAGGAAAACGAATTGCGGTAGAAAAACCTCTGTAAAGTAGTTGGCAGCATCAGGTGTTAATCCTTGATGCTGCCAATTGCATTATGCCTGCTAGGCGGAATATACGACGATGTTGAACGGCTTGAGTAAGCTATCTCTTGGAGATCCTGTCGTGATAGTAATGTGAGTTACGTCTCGATCCGTATTATACGTAACCGAAGTGGAAGCGTTACCGAACGAACCTCCACCCTCAAGGTCATTGGTTGATGTATGTACGATCACATCACGTGCGAACTTATGGCTAATATCAATTTGAACAGCTCCACCTTGAATGCGATATGGAGCTGAGACAAACACCCCCATCTTGGACAGAGCTGACGGATTGGTCAAGTCTCCTGGCGAACGAGGGAAATCTAAGCTGAGGATACCAATCACCTGCCCCGGAGCAGAAGCCCAATCATGCGACTGTAGCGATGGTGTAGTCTTACTGATTACTCTACGGGCGAGTCGGAGACCCTCCGAAGTCACGAGCTCTTGAATAAAGCCTATCTCCTCTGCCTCCCCATTAGCAAGGCGGTTAGCTGTGAGTGTCCCCCCAACGAGTTGCGTCTTAGGCATTGGTAGCTGTCCATCCTGGTATCCGTTGAGCTGTCCAGAGAGGAGGATCATGCTCCCCAAAGGTGGGACTTGGGTCCCCGTGAGAACGGCCCGACTAGACGCATCTGCATACATGGTGTAGGACTTACGAGAGAGCTCGTACAGGTTGGCCGTGTCAGCCGTGTGTACGACACCGGCTGAACGGGACTGCACGGTACCGATACTGCCAACCGCTCCCAATGGAGACACATGTGCGACCCTGATGGTGCGTGCAGCCTTGTACAGATCGCCTTGAATCTTGATATCCGATGCTGCCTCACGTATGACTACGCTATAATCTTTGCCCGCTTGCACGTCAATCGAAAGAGTTGCGACCTCGAGGATCTCGCCCCTATAGATAAGAGCCCCAACCTCTGTCTTTGTGGGGGACTTAATTATGATAGGGCGGTTAGATCTTGGTCCATCGACTATCCCGACCAACTGCTGGAGCAGAAGGATCTGATCTTGTAAGAAAGAGAGAGTTTCCGTCGAAAGCGGATACTGCCCCACCTTGCCAGCGCTATTGGTGGCCGTAGTGTAGTTTGCTAGATTCATGACTGAATTGGTGATTAATTAGCGATTAATCGATTTGTATAGGGGGTGCTTTGTCGGGAGCTTATATCGATCTATCAACCACTGCACCTCTGACAGCTTGGTGTCGAAGACATCCCTAGGCACGCACACCAGGAAGCTTGTTGAACCAGCTCCCTCTCGCTCTGATCTCGTTACCAAGGATGTAGCTGATGAGGGTAATGCAATTGGCACGGGAGTCCCTACCGCCGACTCTGTCACGGCATAGGGGACCCGCCCCGTGGGGGTCAAGTCCTCGATACGATAGCGTATCCCCAAAGATGATGGGTATTGCTCCTCAAGCATGCCTAGCAGGGAGCAAACCTGCCCATTGTGCTTAATCCTATATCTATTATGCTCCAGCTCTTTTAGGGCTCGAGAGTGCAAGCTCTGCAGAGGGGCAGAGGAAGCCTGCAGAAGAGCTAAGATGATCGGCTCACGCAGGAAGGACGGGAGAGCATTGCGAAAGATCTCCTCCCAAGAGACGATGTGACTAGATTGAGTTGAATGGCTCATAAGGCTTGTAGGCTATAGACAGTGATCGAATCTTGTAGTAGCCTGATGAGGGGCGATGAAAACCGGTGAATGTCTGCCAATCGTCCTCTCCTGGAGCAGAAGCTGATGCCGATGTGACTACACTTGACGCTACTCCAGTGATCTTAGAGAGAGCTACGACCAGGTCGGACGGCCTAAACACCCCATCGAATGGGAGGGAGGTTATATTACGCTCGACGACCTTACGGATCTCGCTCTGGCGCTCCTCTGAGGGCAGTCCCGAGGAGAGGAGGAGTGAAGGCTGGATATATACATCTAGGCTCAAGTTAAGATTATCCCCGGGTGCGGATATAACACGAACGGCAACCCCTGCATCCTTGATTTGGGCGATGTAAGACCTGAGCCCGTCCAGTATACCCTCAGACAATACTGCAGGGGATCCAGTCTCATCTACCCCCGCCACCTTGAGGTAGACGGTCGTTTGATACTCACTGGCCACAGCATAATGGATAATACGAGCCTTGGCGAGCTCCTCCTCAGTGGCTGTAGCTGTGTCGAATTGGTCCGAATAAGGAAGCAGGCTAAAGCCGTGCAGATAAGCCTTGGCTCGTGCTGCATACCATCGTAGTGTGTGAGGCTCTGTGGAGGCGATGAGGTCATTAATCTCCAGCTGATGGGCATCAAATCTCGTCTCGATCGCACCTATAGCCGAGGCAAAGGCCCAAAATAGGGAAGTCTCTAGCGAGACCTTACTAAACTGCTCGTCATAGGTCTTAGAGGGGTCAAGCTTATAAGCTCGCTGGATTGTAGGATTAGCGATATAGGCGGATGAGATCTCCTGCCTAATATCCGGTGTGCTGCGTGCCATAGAAGAGAAATCACTTAAATGTTAGCTCATACCCCGACGGCGTGGGTATGAATCGATCGGCTGGGATGGAGCAGAAGTGCATCTGCTTAATGACCTTAGTCGGTAGCATGGGATCGGGAGGGCCAGCCAGATACTTGCGGATGGCGATCCCTATGTCGGGATACTCTCCAAAAGAGCCAGGCACCCCCTTGAGGAGGAAGGCAGCTGTCTGCTCCCTCACCTCCCCAATGCGAAGGTGTCCCTTGGAGATGTCTAGATCACCCGTATCCGGGGAAAGAAGAATACCTAGCATAAGAGTTAATGTTTGGAGTTGGTGTCCTCGTAGTCTGACCGCTTAGTCTCCTGTAGCCTCCTGCTTGACCATGAGGATACCACGCCCTTAAGCGCTGCTCCTCCGTCGTTAGGTATAGGCGACCACGATGAAAAGATCTGCTTGAGCGAGTTAACATCCCGCTCAATGTTATTAAGTCGGTCGGTAAGCTCCTTGACCTTGACCATACCACCGAGCGCTCCTCCATTGAGGATAATACCATCCGAGGTGATCTCTAAGGACTGATCGCCTATCTTGACCTCGAGAGCATCGAGCTCGTCGGTGAGTAGGACAGCTCCAGTATCTTGTCCGTCGATCAGCCCAACAATGACGTAACTCCCCACCTTGGGCAAGAGGAGGAAGCCATCCTCCCCCTCTTGATCACCTTGGAGAGACACACCGAGGATAGGGGCACTCTCGTCGAGAGGATCACAATCGACAGCACGAGCAGAACGATCTACAGCTGTGACAGAGCATAGCTTAAGAACTGCTGAAGAGCCCTGGGAGAGCTGTCTGATGATATTTGCAATCTGACTCATGCTTATCTTACTCAGCGACACGGAAGCCAAGAGTCACCTCTTGCCTAAAGCCATCCGTGCCATACTTGATCGTTACTTTTTTGACCTGATAGCCCCCCTTACGCACGCCATCAATGACGACCCCAACGGTGTCAAGCTTATCAAGGAGTCTCCCCCCGAAGGTAGTAACGCTACCGGTGAGGCCGTCTCGCTTGATACGACGTAGCTCCTGCTCTGCCCAGGCACGCAACTCACGCTCATTTTTGCCGTAGGTGTGGAGGGTGCGTAGCTCGCCATCACTATCACCCAGCTCAAGCTTAATCTTTTTCTTCTGCCCTCGTTTGGCGGAGGGCAAAAAGGATATGGCCTTAACCTTGATGCGCATCGTGTCACCGTGTTGCTCCTTGAGGGAGGCATCACTAATGAGGTTGATCCCAGAGCGGATAACCTGATCGGGCTTACCCGAGCTACCCCGCTCAAAGATCACCCCGGCATATAGCACGGGCTGGCCAGACTCATAGCGGAAGAAGCTACGAACTCCCTGCTCCTTGAGAGCTCCAAGCAAGGAGGCTACAGTGTCGGCATTGACCCTATAAGCCCCGAGCGTCTGCTCCCCTAGGACCTTGAAGTTAGATAGTCCTTGGTCCGAAAGGATCTGAGAGATTGAGGCATTACGGTAAGCCCTCTTAACGGTGGCTTGTTGCTTGAGGCGATACATCTCATCCTCGCACTCGATGACCACGGGGGTCTTGAAGCCCACCTCACGGATATACCCCACGAAGGCAAGCTGAAGGGCATCATCATAGCCAAGAGAGACACGCACCTTGTCACCACGGCGAAGCGGAGCACCCTCCTTGGCATCCCAGAGCATACGCTTTGGGAGCGTGATCTTACAAGTGTCTGTAAGGTCATCTGTCGAGCGCTCAATCTCGCATGCTGTGATCTTGTCGATGATCCACTTGCGCTCGGAGTCGATCTCGACACGGGCAGTAAGGCGATACATAGGGGTTAGTAGTCTGAGGAGACGACGTTATACTGGTCATCAGAGAGAGCGCTGATGGTTAGCTCCTGGTAGTTGCTCTCCGTCGCCTGTGTGAGAGAGTAGCTCTTGATGACAAGTCGGTTGACCTCGAAGATGTCAAAGAAGGCGCTCTGCACCTGGATAGGCTTGTCGACCTCGAGGAACTTACGAAGCACACGAAGCCCCTCCTCGGGGTAGACATCAGCAATCTTATCATCCGCCATACCTTGGATACCGATAGCAATGTTGATGTCAAAATCCCCATCTGCTATATACTCCTTGACCGTGCCAGCCATCCCGACAACCTGCGTCGTGATGATCTGCTTGGTACGTGTCATCGCTACGACAGCATCAGGCAAGCTCAGCTCGGAGCCATCATCGAGTCGTAGCAGGAGTGGGCAAAGGACATAGCGCCCTTGCCAATCAACTGGGTCCGTTATGGGTACCCCTACGGAGGAGGGGGAGAACTCTCTCCCCTCCTTGCTATAAGAGTGCGCACCCTTACCGCTCCCAGGGAAGCGATAGAGTACCACCTTGCCAGCAGAGATGGATAGGGGGAGGATTGTCGATAGAGAGCTAGCCATTGGCGTTGAGCACGTGAGCTACGTAGAGATCTTGATAATGGACGATTTTCTTGATGAGCTCTGGGCTAAGCTCCTCATCAATCGTAGCTCGGTACTCAAGCCACTTGCCGAACGCCATGAAGACCTCGATGACATCAACGACACTAGCCTTTTTGTCGAGCTTCTCGATGGCAGTAGCGAAGCCATTGAGCTGCTTTGCTAGGCTTGCCGAGGCTGTTGGGTCATCGCTACTTTGGGTATCGGTGATGAGCTTGTTAATTGACAGGAGGAGCTTATTTACGAGCTCGGGGCGGGTGATGTTCTGCGCAGCACGCAAATTCTGCCACTGTCCAGACTGCACCCACTTAGACACGGTGGTCTCAGAGACCCCCACACGCTGGGCAATGCTCTTCTGCTCTTGCCCTTGCAAGAAGAGGAGACGGGCCATCTCCTTTTTATCTTCTCTTTCTTTAGCCGTCATTGGATTGGTGGAGTGTTAGTTGTTGGGATAGGAGGCTCTGTAGATGGGTGCCACTCTCGCTCAAGGGCAAGAGCATCACTCTCTGGGAGGAGCTCCCAGTCTGAAACCTCATCATCGGGAGCTTGGATGATATAGCCTACCTGATGGCGCTGTCGATGCACACACATCTGTCCGTTTGGAGCAATAATCTCTTGCATAACTATATGTAATTAATCGTGAATCCCTTACTTGTTGCCTGTCTACCTAGTGTCTCCATCTCATCCCGGCGGGTCTCAAAAAATGTACGGGGAAGGTAGATCGTCTTACCGGTGACCGTCTTGGCATTGTCTATAATGTACCGGAGCGACTCGGCACTGAGGGAAGCGCATCTCGACAGATTGATGTTGTCGCCAAGCCCCTTGATCTTGATAGACTCCAGAGCATCACACCCGTACACGATGTTTTGATAGCTACTCACGCTGCTTAGGTCTATCACTCCGTCAACAGATCTAAGGGAACCATCTCCCTCAAACATGCTAGTTGCGGAACTGGATGGGGCAACTCCTCCCCTAAAAATCACCTGTACCAGTGACGGGCATGAGGCAAATATGTGACTTGCATCCTCCGCCAATGGTATAGACCCGAGCTCTGCATATCTCAACTTAGGACAGTTGTAGACCATCTGAGATATGTTTTTGCACATAGGCATGTCACCAACTAAGACCCTCTCAATTGATTTGTTCGATGAAAAGGACTGGTTAGACGATGTAACCATTGGGAGATTGGGGATACGCACCTCGCCTTGGACTCCAGTATCCTTGGCCATGCTAGCAATCGAGACAACTCTATCAATACCACGGATCTCAGGGAGTCTCTCAAGGGCATTATTGGAGGCAAACATGTACGATAAGTCCGGGGAGCTCCATGCTGGGCTAATTTCGACAAATCGACCGAGGGATCTCTGTTGCCAGGTATATAGCTGGGTCTGCTTAAACAGCACAATATGCATAGGCTCGTACGCCTTGATTTTGGGGATAAAGCTAGCAAGACCAGACTGCTCCCTCACGTCTATATCTTTTGACTGTAGCGCTGATGCGAGCCTATCGATTGTTGTGTGTAGCTCCAAGAGATAGTCACCTGTCGATTTACGCCCCTGCATCGGGACGCTTTCACCAAAGACAATCCGGTGGAGTACACTGAGGTAGTGGTTGTGATAATTAGCCCACTGCTCTTCGGATAGCTTAGGACTGTCTGTCGTGGTCTCCAGATAATAGGCATAGGCATCCTTACCAGTATCTCCCTTATCCCCCTGAGGTCCTCTTATATACTCTATCCACTCCTCATACGATGTTACTAGACCTCGAGTGAGGGCGGTCTGATATGCGTCGAGCCCCGTCTCCCCTCTCATAGCCGTAGTAACCTCAGCGGAGACCACATAGGCGCTAAGTGTCGAGGTTGGGTAGTTGGTAGGTAGCACCTCAGCGAAGGCTTGCTTGACTCGAGCTTGCTTGTATCCTCCATCGACGGAGGGCATCAAGAAGCTAATATCAATATCCCACTTACCTTGGCGCTGCTGTGTAGCTGGGAAGGCTACCTCAAGGACATTGTCTCGCACCGAGAAGCTGGGAGACACCTCCTCCCACCTCATATAGGGGATGAGGCGGACAGAGATCTCCTTGACTTGCCTGAGGTTGATCTTAGCACTCTCCACCTGCGTATCATCAGCTGTCCCCGACAGATGGATGGATTGCTGATAGAGGATCACAGAGACAGTCGTGTCGTTACCTTGGATGATCTGTTGCATGAGCTTACTGTATAGCTAGAGTGGTATCATTAATTGCAGAGAGGAGGAGCTCGGTGATGATACCCTTGACCTCACTGGGGTCTGTGGAGAGGTTAGATGACTTGACTGTAAGGTTCCCCACGAGCTTATCTATATTTACGGTTACATGTCTCACATTACCAGTTGATCCGCCCCCTCCTCCAGATCGGCTACTGGAGTGATCAGTGGGAGGTGTAACCCCTGGGGGCTTTGCCAGCTGGGGCAAGTCCACCTTGCCGAGATCGTCACCAAGGTCGACCGTAGTGGATCCATTTGCACCCTCTCCGTCTTTTTTCTTCGCCCTGGCGAGGCTCTCACGTATCTCTTGGTCGTAAGCCTCCTGGAAGGCATTGCCCGTCTCCTTGCCGAACTTGGAGAAGGCTCCTGTCATCTTATTGATGGCAGCTGAAATACCCTCCCCATCAAGCGAGAAGGCAGCCTTGATGAGATCACCTATACTGCCAAAGACCTCCTTAGCAAGATCCCAGATGTTGGAAAAGACCGCCTTGAAGGATGCCCATAGCCCCTTAAGGGTGGCTCGGAATTTGGCCGAGGTGTTCCAAAAATAAATCCCTATGGCCACGATGGCGGCGATAGCAGCAGCGATCCATCCGATGAGCGGTATTGACATGATAGCTCCACTGACCGCACGGCATGCAGACACCGCCGCCGTTTTGAAGCTTGCAAATGCCATATTAGCCATTGCGGCGAAGCCTATCTGTGCCGCACCGCCCGTCACGAGGGATCCGATGTAATAAAAGAGGGCTGAGGCTCCACGTGTCAGTAGCATGATGGCCAGCTTGCCCACATTGACGAGAGCACTAAGTGCCCCTCGACCGAAGGAGAACAAGCCTTTAGCCCCCACGAATACCCAGCTCGATACCCCCTTGACAATGGGCAGCATCCCCGAGAGCAGGGGCATGAGCTGAGCGATCGGGATAAGAGCTTCACCGAGCGCCCCTGCCCATAGGGAGAGGTCCCCCGTAGAGTCGAAGAGCGTGATCTTAAAGTCCTCGATCTGTTGACGGATACGCTCTTGCCGTTCGGCAAAGCCCCCCATCACGACCTGTGCCTGCTCATTAGCAGACTGAGTGCCCTGGACGGCCTCGGTATAGCGACCTACCTCTTCGGTGCCACCAACGAGCGCTAGTGCTGCGTTGGTGTTCTCCTTGCCAAAGAGCTTGGCGAAGAGAGCAGAGTCCCCCATGACGGGCTTAAGGAGCTCCAAGCGCTCCTTGAGGGTCTTGCCCTTGTCGGCAAGATCGTTGACGCTGATCCCTGCCACAGCTAGCTCCTTACGAACATCCTTGGGGAGGAATCGCCCTTGGCTAAGCGTAGCTAGGACATTGCGGAGAGCGACACCGCCCTCACTGCCTTTCTTCCCTGCCTTGTCGAGTACCTGGATAGCAGCGTTTGCCTCTTCAAAACTTACGCCTGCGCCTTTGGCTGCCATCCCCGCCTGCTCGAGGGCCTCCTTGATCTGGGGGAGCTCAGCAGACCCCTCTTGCCCTGCAGCTGCCATGACGTTCATCATCCTTGCCATCTCCTCGGAGGCGGCAATGGGGTCAGAGAGGTCTACCCCGTACTGGTTCATGGCCGTGTTGAGTACATCAGCGGCGGCCGTTGCATCTCCTCCCATGAGCTTAGAGAGCGTCGCCACATGCTCACCCATTGCCTTAAGGGCTATGGGGCTCTTAGCCAGCTCTGGGGAGAGCTGACCGAGGATGAGCTTGTAGGACTCTACTGCCCCCGCTGCGTCGATTCCGAAAGCCTTAGCCGTGTCACGTGCATAGCCCTCGATCTGCTTAAGTCCCTCACCCGTCACCCCCGTGACAGCTTGTAGGTCTGTCATCGAGGTGTTGAGGGAGATGCCAGGCTGAGCGAGGGAGCTAATAGCTTGGCTCACCTTAGAGATACCACTGCTAAGGATGTCAATCTTCCCAGCAAGACCAACAAAGCGCTCTACGACACCTTGGGTCTTCTGCACCTGGGCGGTGAACGCACCAGTGGCCTTGTTCATCTCCTCCATCCTGACGGTGAAGTTGCCGTCAATGCCGAAGAGATAGCTGAAGGATGATATATTCATCGGGAAATGGTTATCTTAGCGGTTGAACTAAAGACGATAAGACAATGGAAGGCAATATCTTTTTTGAGCTCTTTAAGTACATCTACATGGTACTTATAGCCTGTGCTTGGATCCTGGGGGTGCTCTTCTTACTTTCACTCCCCATCATCCTCTTGAAGGCTCTCATCGAGGGATGGAAGGGTAAGGGCTCTGGAGTCCTTTCGGATGGATTCCTCAATTTCTGGGCAGCTCATAGTGAGGATTAGCCCTCTTTGCCTGATAGGGCCAAGGCAATTGCCGAACTCATCACCTCCATACTCCTGTTTTCCAGCCATAAGGACTGGGCTAGTGCGCTAGCCCAGTCCTCTTCGTTTAGGGCTTCGGGGTCGATGTGGAGCCAGTGGCGGATCAAGGCGCACCCCTTGATGATGCCATCGCTAGCATCATCGGGGTCTAGGGTGTGCGCCTCTACACGTTTTTTAGGACTGCCTTAGTTGAGGTGAGCAAGGCCGAGGCAGCTGAGGAAGCAGCCATGAGGAGCACACCATCCTCCATGACCTCCTTTGCCCCCTCGACGATGCAATTCTGCAGGAAGACCTTAGTCCCCTCAACCTCGTCGGTCTTGGATACCTTATGCATGGCCTTGAGGGTCGAGAAGTCGGGGCGCTTGAGGTAGATGCAGTAGATAGCATCCTCATCCTCGACTTCAACGAGCTTAACCTTACCATGCTTTGCCTTGAGCTTGAGGAGCTCCTCGGGGGATACCTCCCCGATACGCTGTTTGTTATCCATTATTGACTAGTGATTAATTAGTGATTAAGCACCCTTTACTCCCCAGACGATGTGCGAGGGGACGAGGTTGATGTCGACTTTGATCTCTGTATCGCCCTCGGAGGTCTTACGTGATGTCTCGGCAAACTCGCAGTTTTTGATCACGTCGGTAATGATGATCCCCTCCTGATTGAGGTAGGATACCGACACATCAAACTGCCCGAGGTCTTGCAGTCGACCCGTACGGCTCTTGGCTTGGAGGACTATCACCTCCTCTAGGTAGAGCGTGATCTTAGCCTCGGACGTGATACGTCCACGGCCACGCCCTACGGGGTAGCGACCTGCACCATGCTTGTTGACAATCTCCTGCTTGTCGTCGTACTCGATGGAGGTGATCCCCGTGACGGGGACACCGGCAATCGCTACGATGACATCCGCCCATCCGTGGAGCACCCCATTGACCATAGGGATACCATTGCGATCTACTGTTGCCATATCTAATAGAGCTTAGTTGTGTAACCTATCTTAACCTTGAGCGAGCGCAACACCCCTGTAGGCACCTCCTCGATCACTACTTCGATTGAGGAGGAGAGTACCTCCTGATTGGGATCAATGTGGACTCGGTAGCCCGACAGCTCCCCAGCATGCTCCATGGCCCCCAGAGCTCGAGAGGCTACCCCCTCGAGGTACTTTGCGCTATAGTCTTGGAGCTTGCCTGTCTCCTTGTCTATGTAGAGCAATCCCCCCAGCTTGGGGGTGATGCTCTTACGCACCACACGCACAGCCTTATCCATGGTGCGGACACGCTCGATGGCGTTGTAATCACTGGTAGGCTCATCGAGGGTATGGCTATCTGAGACGTAACAATCCCCTTGATCGGGATACGTCACGGCGAAGATGTAGCGTCCCCTGTCGAGCGCCTTAATGACACTATCATCAAGACTACGTAAGGGTGTGCCGTCGCCAAAGGCTGGCAGGGCAAGCCCCAGGGGAAACTGCTCCACCCACCCGATGGAGAGGTTGACCGAGGCTCGGGACAAGATCCCGAGGAAGGTGCCGAGGGCCGACACGCTCGACTTAGCAGTCTTATTATCGGCATGGTCATAGAGGTCGGCAGCTCTCCCCCGACCATCTTGAGCGATAACAATAGACACTCGACTCTTACCACTGCCGGCGAGGTTGGTGGGGAGACTGGCAACGGGAGAGGTAACCTTGGGAGCGAGGAGCACACTCAGGGGCATATTCTCTGCGTCGAGGGTGTCGGCCACCCCCGCAAGGGTCGTTACCAGCGATGCATCTGCAGCCTTGTCACCAAGCCAAATACCTACCTGACGGAGGCGACCGGAGGCATAGCGCTGGAGGGTCTTGAGCTCGACGAAGGTGTAGTTACCTCCCGCTGGCTTGGGATAGATAGCTAGGTAGAGGATGATCCCAGGGTTAACCCGGAAGATCTCGGAGAGGTGATAGTGCAGCAGGCGGATCTCCCAGCTGGCGTGGCTGTCTGTAATGCCTAGCTCCTCTGCTCGCTCGATTGTGGAGAGAGGTCGGATGCGCTCCGTGGTACTAAAGCCATCGGTTACACCCGAGGAGGCGGTAGGCAAAGCTGTCAGGTAGAAGAGGAGTCCCGAGATGTGGTCCTCCCCTGGCAGGGTGGCGGGGATACCGCCATTCTGCCTCAGGATCTTGATACTGTTCATTGTTCTTCCGTCTTCAGTAGGTACTCAGGGAGTAGGTCGCGAGGGAGTAGCTGACGCAGCTCATCGTCCGTAGGAGGGGTGCGGAAGAAGTGGTGCACCGTCTCATCGGCGAGCGTACGTGCGTAGTTAAGGGCATCGGAGTAGCCGTAGAAGGCGGTGCCGTCGGTCGTGAGGAAGACAACTTTCAGGTCGTAATCACGGAGGACTTGATGAGCGATGTCTGATAGAGCGCTGGGCGCTGCATCCTCATACTCCTCTCTCTTCTCCCCATCTCGGGCAGCTCCACCCTCGGGATCTCCATCCATAGAGGTATCTCCGGAGGTGTCTGCGCCTTCTACGGGCTTTTCCGTTGCTTCTGTTTCGCCACCCTCTTCGGCAGGCTTCTCCCCGCTCTGCTCACTAGGAGTTGCCTTCTCTGAGTCGGGGGTAGTGGCGGTAGGCTTAGGCTCTGGCTCCTCATCCGTCGAGGGGATAGCCTCATCCGTCGCCTCTTCATCCTGCTCCTCCTCGGCAGGCTTGGTGGTCTCGTCCACTACCTCAGGAGTATCCTCTGATGAGGTTGAGGTAGGGATGGTAGGGTCTTGGTTCTTAGGTTCTACTCCCTCTTCTTCGGGGGTAGTTACTTTCTTCTTTGCCATACGATGATGCTTGCTATTATAAGGACCAGGATTAAGATGACGGTCCAGGGTAGGGTGTCAGCTAAGCCTGTCTTGGTTTCTTTTCGGGTTGTTATATCTGCTACCGCCTTAGTTGTGTGTCGCACAGCCTTCTCCTCAAGTGTGGGGAGGACGGTCTGACTATCGGTCGTTGCAACCGCCTCGAGGGAGTCCCCTCGTCGAGTGAGGGAGAGGCGTGTCTTACCCTGATGAGTGTGATAGCCTGAGCCTTCGGGGAGGCTAAGGAGGCTCTGCAAGGGGAGATGGAGTGTCGCCTTCGTCTCGGGGAGAGTCACGGGCATTTGTCGGATCTCGACCCTTTCGCTGACGCTGTCGAGTCGATGGGATTGGGAGGTCTGGGAGTGCCGGACGCTGCAGCTCAAGCCGGATAGGACAATTAGCCCAAATACGGCACGTAGAGCCCTTAGTGACAGCACGCTCCAGGCGAGAGAAGTCCGATCGTATCTGCTTGTTTTCATCGCTGAGTGCTAGGAGTTGGTCGTGCAAATCATTATACATCTGTTGGTAGGTGTCGTGCACCTCCTTGGCTGTACGAGCTGACCTGATCCGTGAGTTGGTGATCCACCCAAGGAGCGCTCCCAGCCCTCCTGTAGGCACCAGCCACTGGAGGATGTTGAGGAGCTGATCCATTGGTGTGTATAGGGTTATTGATTGATGCCTATTAACTTAAGCCACTGAGGCACGGAGAAGCTGGGGCAAGCCTTGGCAGCGAGCTGATTATGCCCTACGATCTTGACGTTGGGATAGCGTCGGTGGAAGTCGAGGACATAGCGCTTCATTGCCTCCAGCTGGGCGGGAGTGCGGGTGTCCTTGGGGGGCTTACCATCCTTAGCCACACCACCGACATAGACGACGTGTCGCGAGATGGAGTTATACCCTGTAGCACCGTTGGTGATCTCCCAAGGGTCTACCTGGGCATCCTCGTTGTTACTGACGAGGCGCTCCACTTGGCCATCCAGGTGGATCATGTCGGTATAGCCGACCTGTGACCACCCCCGCCCACCTTGCGACTTAGGGGAGGTGTGCCATCGTCTGATCTCCTCGGCACTGACGGCACGCCCCTCAGGGGTGGCCGTGCAGTGTAGGACGAGATACTTGAGTTGCTGTGCCATAGCTTAGGCGTTAGCTGAGATGATAGCCGCTGAGCAGTTCCCCTTTCGGAGGAGGGAGGCGATAGCTCGCTGACGGACATTGTAGAGGTTACGCTGGTTCTCTGGGTCAGTCTCAGCTCGTCGCTCGTACGTGAAGAGCGAGCCAGTAGCACGCATCGCCGACTTGTCGTGGAAGAAGAAGCTCGATTGCTGGGTGCCAGCACCAGGGATCGCACCAAAAGCGAGCTTAGTCTTCGTAGCGACCGTGTAGAATGGATTATCTGTGCACTCATGGACATCGAATCCGAAGAGTCTCATGATCTTACCCTCTGTGTTGTTGAGCCCATACTGACGCTCAAAAGACTCAGAGACACTCAGCAAGTCTTGTACGTGGTCTGGACACAAGACCAAGACACGCTCCCCATGGGGGATCTTCCACTTGTCGGCGAGCTTCTTCAGAGCAAGGAGGTCTGCTATCGAGAACTTCTTCCGGCGCTCTGCTGCGTTAACATCACCCGAGGTGAGTAGCACAGGGGTGCTGTCCGTATGACTCTGAGGTGTGAGAGCATGCGCTGCCTTGGCTACGATCTTTTCAGCAACAGCCTCCTTATGGCGAGTTCGGACTGTGCCAAGCTTATCATAGCATACAGAGTCGAGCTCAGCGTCAGGGATCCCAGAAACTTTGGTCACAAAACTGTCTAGTCCGATCGGCTTGTCTGCATCCTCTACCGACGTGATCCCAATCGGGTAGGTCGTGTTATTAACGAGTACCTCAGGATCAGCGCCAATCTCCGTGAAGTGAATGGTATCATTATTGACATGCTCATCATACGATCGTATCCTGCTGTACCATCCCATGTGCTCGAGACTCTCTCGCAACGCAAGGAGGACCTCCCCCGTCCAGACTTCGGTATTGGTCCCTGCACGTGCCACACCTCGGGGAAGGAAGGGCATGCTGATGAGAGAGATGAGGACTAGAGCGACAGCCCCATAGATAGGGGTGATGCCTACAAGGTAGGCAATGCCTGCCCCGACGACTGCGTTGAAGATGACCGCCACACAGACGATCAAGAGGGGTAGGACTAGAGATTTGAGGATTTGTCTCATCGTTTATATTGTAGTTAAGGGTGGTTATCGGGGCTCAAAGCCGTAGCGCTCCTTAAAGAGGCGCACGTACTCCCGAGGGTTCTCCTGCTTGAAGGCTTCGAGCTGGTCGGTGGGGATGTCAGTAAACTTCGAGTAGGTCGCTTGAGCGCCGGGGAGGGTGGGGGTCGTCCCATGGACGAAGGCGGAGGGGCGGGATGGGGTCGAGAGGCCAGAGAGGGCGACACGCAGGTGATCTCCACCCAGAGAGAGACCGATCTTCATGTAGGTATCTCTCTGCTCAGTCGTGATCTTACCCAGACGGATAGCCTCGTCGACCTGATCAGTAACGAGCGCTAGGTGCATCTTCTCTGCCTCGTCGACCTTCTTTCTCAGCTGGGTGATAGCACCCAGCGCTTGATCCTCGCTGGCCTCTTTCGAGAGCCCGAGGGCAAGGGCAATTTTTTCGTTCATAACTTCTTTTTTATAGGTGTTAGGAGTTTCCTCAAGGAGGGGGAGCTCGGGGATATTACCCCCCTGAGATAGGGTGATACGACTACCCTCGGCATTGTAGAGAGCAAGCGCATCATCGTTAGCTCCGATGTCTACGACAGAGACCTCATCGAGCTTGCTCTTGGTGATCGTCATACGACGCTGACCAGGGAGGAGATACTTAGGATCATCACTCAGCTCGATAATTGTGAGCCCAGCTGATACCATGCGCAGGAAGCCATCTTGCCACTTCTGGGCAATCTTTCGACCGACCTCATCCTTCTCGTCAAACACGAGTTCACCGACGAGCTTATCCCCCTCGATACGGATATTTTCGATCTTACCGATAGGGGCGTATTCATGCCCTCCTCTTTGATGCATATAGAGGAGCACGGGGTTGCGCTTATACTGCTCGATGTCGATGCCCGAGGTTAGGACTCGAGTGCCGTAGGAGTTGAGAGATGAGGTGCTAATTACTGCCTTGTTCATAAGGGGGGTGCTTGTTTTCTTCGGCAAAGATCTAGCTGATTATCAGCCGAAGAAAGAATCAGTGCAGACTCGGCATTACTAATTTTTGCCCCCCTCTAATGCCCCGACCTTTGCCCTTGAAAACAAGCAACTAACACCCATGGCATCAGCAAAAGAAAGAGAAGTATTAGAGCGATGGAAGAAGCGCTGCGAGGAGGTAAAGAGCTGTACAGCCTTTATCGCTAAAGAGACCCCTGCAGAGAAGACCAAGCGTATACAAAAGTTACTAGGGGACTATCATACGTTTGTCGAGTACTACTTCCCCCACTATACATACAATGTGGATTTAGGGCTCAGTGTCCCCAGCGCACCTTTCCACCTAGCAGCAGCCAAGAGCATTCGAGACACGCCAAACCTTAAGGCGGTCTTTCAGTGGGCTCGTGGCCATGCAAAGAGCACGCACATGGATGTATTTATCCCCCTTTGGCTCAAGGCGCATGCTTATCTGGGCAAGAGGGAGCTTAATGTGATGGTACTAGTCGGAAAGAGTGAGACTAACGCTCAGACGCTCCTCTCCGATGTACAGGCGGAGCTGGAGTATAACCAGCGCTATATCGCTGACTTCGGGCATCAGGTGTCATCGGGATCCTGGGAGGCAGGGCGCTTTGTCACGGCGGACGGGGTCGCCTTCTTCGCCCTCGGGCGTGGACAGTCCCCTCGAGGGCTACGTTATCGATCGCACCGCCCCGACTACATCGTCATTGATGACCTTGATGATGATGAGCTCGTCCAAAATAAGGACCGAGTAAACAAGCTCACCGACTGGGTGCGTGAAGCCCTCTTCGGTGCGCTTGATGGTGGACGTGGGCGATTTATTATGGTCGGCAACCTCATCAGTAAGACTAGCGTCCTCTACAATATCTCCCACACTCCCACCGTGCACGTCTCTCGTGTCAACATACTCACCTCCAAGGGCGAGGTTACCTGGGCGGCAAAGTGGTCACGGGAAGAAGTGGCTGAGATGGAGGCTTTCGTAGGCTACCGAGCGTTCCAGAAAGAGTACATGAACAATCCAATCACGGCGGGGAGCGTCTTCCGTCCCGAGTGGATTAGGTACAAAAAGGTATCGAGGCTCACTGCTTACAGCGGGCTTATCCTCTACATCGACCCCTCCTGGAAGGGGACTACGAAGAACGACTATAAGGCGGCTAAACTCTGGGGATCACTCCCCTCGGGTGAGCTACATCACATCAAAGCCTTCCTCCGCCAGTGCTCCATTTCGGAGCTAGTACGCTGGGTGTATGACACCTATGAGTGGGTAAGAGATGAGGGGGCTAGCTTGCGTATCTACCTTGAGGCTGGATTTATGCAAGACACCCTCCTCGACGATTTTGCTGCCGAGGGTAACGCCCGAGGCTACCAGCTACCCATCAGCCCCGACCGAAGAAAAAAGGAGAACAAGTTCGCCCGCATCGAAGCTATCTCCCCGCTATGGGAGCGTGGCAAGGTCTACTATAACGAGGCGGAGCAGTCCTCACCTGATATGCTCGTGGCCGTCGAGCAGACCCTATCCATGGAAAAGGGGATGCGTGGCCATGACGACGGCCCCGACGCTGACGAGGGGGCGATCTGGCTCCTCCAGCGATCCGCACGCACCCTTGGCATCGCACCCAAGGTGGGCAAACGAACCAACAACATACGTCACCAATGGTAATCCCTAATAATATGCTAGTTACATCTTGGCGCACCCTCCATCGTGCCCTCCTCCTCATCCACTTCTCCTGCTCCCTCCTCTGGAGCTACAATAAGGCTCGACGTATCCACCGAGAGACGGGTGATCGGCTATTAATCACCTCCGGTAGACGCAGATGCAAGCTCCTCCGCCTATGGTATGCCACGCCGATCATCCACCGCTGGGATGATCTGCCAACTAACGTCAGAGAGCAGGTAGCTCATTGTGCTCTCCATGACATCTCATAACTAGACCTATGTACATCACTGAGCAAGATTATCGGATGGCGATCACCGAGCGGGAGCAAGCCATCATCAGCCAACATCCCCAAGAGTGGATGCAAGCAGAGACCTATGCCCGTGAGGTGGCGGCTAGCTATCTGAGAGCCCGCTACAATGTCAAGGAGATCTACAGCAAGACGGGCGACGATCGTAACCCCCAGCTTGTACAAGCTATCGTACATATAGCCATCTACCAGATGGCACACCGCCTCCCTCAGTCGATGGGGCTAGAGCGGTGGAAAGACCGATATGAGGAGGCTATCAACTGGCTCAAGACCGTGCAAGCGGGCAAAAACAACCCCGATCTACCACCCCTCACCGACCCCAACACAGCAGGGAGCACACCCAATAGTGGCACCCTACGCTTTGGGGGCATTGAAAAGAGTACCTATCACTACTAAGACCAAATGGCCGAATTGACTATAGAGCAACGTGAAGCTCGACTGATGCACTTCGCCCGCCAGATAGCGGGGAGTGGACGTATTACAGCGGAGCTCGTGCGTAAGACGGATGCCCTTACCCGTAAGGATATTGCCTGGTGGCGCACCGCTTGGCAGAGGGCAATCTCAGCTGATAACCCTCGCCGCTTAGCACTCCTTGACCTCTATACAGATGCTCTGGTGGACGGACATCTCTCGGGGGCGATTGAGCAGCGTAAGAGCAAGACCCTATCCCGCCCCTTCAAGCTCGTCGATAGCTCTGGAGAGGAGGCGGAAGAGGCGTCCAAACTCTTCGAGCGAGAGTGGTTCCATGACTTCATCGACTACGCTCTCGATGCCACCTACTTTGGGCACAGTCTCATCGAGCTAGGCGATGTCGTAAGAGATGACCAGGGCATGAGCTTTGCCACAGTCACCCTCATCCCTCGTAAGCATGTAATTCCCGAGTTTGGGGTAGTACTCCGAGAGCCTACAGACGACATCAACAAGGGGATATCCTATAGATATGGGGACTTTGCCCGCTGGGTCATTGAGGTGGGTAAGCCTCATGATCTAGGGCTCCTGCTCAAGTGCGCTCCCTACTACATCAGCAAAAAAAACATGGGGGCATTTTGGGACACCTTCGGGGAGATCTTCGGGATGCCGATGCGTGTGGCCAACACCACGGCTACCAATAAGGCTGACCTCGACGAGATCGAGCGCATCATGGCATCGATGGGGGCAGCATCTTACGGGGTCTTCCCCGAGGGGACGACGATCTCCTTCGAGGAGACAAACCGAGGGGATGCCTATAATGTGTATGACATGCGCCTGCGTCGATGTGACATAGAGATCTCAAAGATCATCCTTGGGCAGACGATGACCATCGATGACGGCTCTTCCCTCTCGCAATCGGAGGTGCATCTGGAGATCTTCGACAAGATATGCGCCAAGGATGCCCGGAGATTAGCTTACATCATCAACGACCGACTCCTGCCCATGATGGTCGCCTCAGGCTTCCCCGTCAAGGGGCTAAGGTTTGAGTGGGACAACACGGACAAGATGACCGAGGCGGAGATGCGTGAGGAGGAGCGCAGCATCCTGCAGTATTACAGGATTGATCCCACCTACTTTGCCAATAAGTATAACATCCCCATCATTGGTGAGCGAGGTGAGGCAACTACACCCACCCCCGAGGGCCAAGACGACAAGAAAGAGGGGAAGGCGAAGCTCTCCCTAGGTGATGATTTTTTCTCCTAGGGGGAGTTGCCCAGCTCCCCCTACCAGATCGATACATCCAGCTACATAGGGCACTCGATGACCTCTATAGCTGTGACTGTCCCAGGTGCCAGCTCGCCCGAGAGGATGGCAAAGAGGATAAGCGACGCACCTATAGGGCTGAGGTATTTCGCCGTGCTGCTCGACATGTCTACAAGCAAGGTCCGTTCAGCCGTACAATGCTCCAAGATGCTCCAGTAGTTGCTGCTATACGTGAGACCTACGAGTGTCTACGACCTGCCCTCAAGCACCTCAGTCACTCCACCCCCAAGGCGGTGCGTGATGCTCTAGACCACAATGCCTTCATCTTCTCTGGCTTCAAGGCCTATCACTCACTAAGAGAGGTGGGCTTATCCCTCACTAGAGAGGACGGCCACGTCAAGTCTCTAGAGGAGTTTAAGGAGAGCGTCCGTGCCATCCATGGACGCTACAATGAGCGCTACCTGCCGAGCGAGTATGAGCATGCTGTGGGGTCGGTCCTCATGGCGGATAGATGGCACGCTACAGCGCCTAAGAGTATCCTCGAGTATCGCACCGCTGGGGACAACAAGGTCAGACCAGCTCATGAGGCCCTCGATCGCACTCGTCTACCCAAGGAGGACCGCTTCTGGATGGACTACTTTCCCCCTAACGGGTGGGGCTGTCGCTGTGACGCAGTGGAGGTCTCAGCAGATACCCCGCTCTCAGATCCCCACTCATCTTGGGAGCGAGGAGATGCAGCGCTGCGTGGTAATAAGCAAGAGCTTTTCCGTGGCAATCCAGGGCGTGACCTACGCCTCTACCCCGATAAGCACCCCTACTATGGGGAGCGAGGTATCTCCCACTGCTCCATTGCTAAGCACAGCAAGGAGGACTCAGAGTGTGAGGTGCTCAGGGAGCTAGAGCAGATTAAGGCTAAGGAGGATGAGTTTAAGCTTATCCCGACCAAGCAGGGGCAGGTACTACGGCACATTGGTCTCAATAGTCAAGAGCTGAAAAAAAATACAGTCATCGCCTCCTGGCTAGCCAACACACACGGCTATCACATCCGCCTCTATCCCGACAAGAGTAACCTGGGCATCCCTAGCTACGACAGCTACAACGAGACGCTGGAGCGTGCTGAGGAGTACAAGACGCTTACAGAGGTTAAGCTTAACACCATCAAGCAGGAGATCCGTAACGCCATCCCACAGGCTCCCCACGTGGTGCTCATGCTACCAGATGTGCTCGATGATCTGACCATCGCTCGAGCGGTGGGCTCCAAGTTCAAGGACCATCCCACCCTACAGAGTGTGCGCTTCATCTCCCCCAATGACGAGGGAGTCCTATATGACCGAATAGTCGACAGGCAAGACTGGGAGCAGCGTAAGAAAAAGGGCAAGAAATGAGCTAGCCCCAAGAGTGTAACGAGTACACCCCTGGGGCTAGCCTTTGGCGGTACAAGTGGGCTATTGCCCACCTGATCCAAGAACAAAGATAGGCAAATCCATTATATGAACAAAAAAAGACATACAAAATCACCCCTCCCCTTCCAGGGACAAAAACGCAACTGGGTAAAGAGACTCGAAGAGCTTGCTCATCAGATCCCCGAAGGGGCTACCGTGGTCGATGTTTTCGGTGGCAGTGGACTATGTGCCCACACCATCAAGTCTACCCGCCCCGATCTTAGAGTGATTTGGAACGACTACGACAACTTTAAGTATCGGCTTGACCGGATAGGTCAAACCAACATCTTTGCCCGTGAGATCTACAGCATCACCAGCGGATATGCCAAGGGGGCACATATCTCCCCCGGGGAAGATGACCATGATCGTATCTGCTCCATCTTTGACCGAGCAGAAGAGGAGGGGGCTGACCTGCAGACTCTGACACAGATGGTAACCTTTTCGGCTGACAGCGCAAGCAAGTTCAATCCCAGGAGTAAGATCTACATCCGGGTGCGTGCTGTGCAGTATGACGCTACGGGGTATCTCGATGGGGTCGAGCGTGTGTGCGCCTCATTTGAGGAGCTACTCCAATCAATCCCAGAGGATGCCATCCTAATCTTAGATCCTCCCTATCTATCGACCGATATTGGTAGATATGGCAACAAGCAGGAGGGGATCTATTGGGGCATAACCGAGCACCTCAAGCTCCTCGCACTCTTAAGGGGTAAGCGTTATGTATATTTCACCAGCAATAAGAGTGAGGTTCTGGAGCTGGATACTGCTATTCGAGAGTACTTCAGCATCTCCTCCCTCGGACCGCATCAAACCTTGGAGCGCAATGTACAGCTCTCGGGCAAGGGCAATGGATACAAGGAGTATCTCATCACTAACCTCAATGTAGGAGATGCGTAGCAGCAGACAAGTTTTCCAAGCAATCAGAGAGGAGATGAGGGTGGGACTCACCTCCGAATTTCATGAAAACTTTAGGCGAAAAGCCTTCTTCGACCGCCCGTGGAAGCCTCGTAAAGAGTCTGGATGGAAGTCCTTCAGGAGGAAGAGCCAGCGAGGCTCTCTGCTCCTGGTCACAGGTAAGCTTCGGCGATCACTCAAGTCCCAAGTCACCTCCTCAGGGGTTGCTTTTTCCTCGGCTATGCCTTATGCCTCGATGCATAATGAGGGCTTCGACGGGCCGGTCACAGTCCCCCAGCACATGCGTAAGGAGACCATGTCCCTACGACTCATCAAGGGTAAGCGGGGGCTCAAGCGCCAAAGAGTCAAGGTGCGAGCACATAGGGTCCGATCCTTCAAGCGACGCTTACACGTCCCTGAGCGTCGCTTTGTCGGCAACCACCCCAAGGTAGAGCAGCTTATCCATCACATCATCGATAAGCAGGTAGAACTCTATCGTGGGGAGCTAGATGCCCACCTCAGACGACACACTCGAGACATCATCTATTAACCACAGATTAATAACCAATTAACAAGCTATGAGACGACAGATATACATAGCCCTAAGAAAGCGCCTGAAGGAGGAGCTACCCGAAATCAAGCACATCGGGCTGTGGAATGAGAATATGGGAGACCTCCCCGGGGGCATGGTCTTTGACACCCCAGCCGTCTTCGTCGAGTTTTCACCCGTGACCTTCACGGGGGCAGGGCAAGGCTCTCCCCGAGCTCCGATGGAGATAGCCCTGCACCTTGTCCATAAGTACGTCCCCGAGGAGCCCCAGGAGCTAATCGACTCCGAGGACTACAAGCGCCCCGACATCCTAGACGATCCGCTGGAGTATCTAGACATACTGGAGCGCCTCGAGGTAGCCCCTATTGGACTATCGGGGACCGGCTTCAGCGGACTCCAGCTCATGTCATCGGACTTAGACCATGAGCACGGAGAGCTCATGCACCATCTGGTTATATACTCCACCGGAGTAGCTTACAGCATGGGACCAGCGACACGAGGCAACTCTGGCCTTAGCGCCAAGCTCCAAGGGAGCATACGACTCGAGTAGTTCTATTTCTCTACCTTTGTTTCAGACAATACTTTATACAACGATCAAGATGACGCAGAATCAGACTACCGAGCTGGTATACCTTCGATACCATCTAGAGAATAATGCCCCAGTAGACCTACTGGAGTTCACCCAAAGTCTGCAAGCTCTTCAGAGTGAGTATAGCCGTTTTCTACGAGATCGTGGGGCCACATCCACGAAAGCACGGCTAAATATCCAGAAAGTAGAGGAGGGAAGTATCATCTTTGAGCTGATAGAGGCCCTTCCAATTGCCCTCCCTGGAGTGATTCATCTTGCAGGAAACGTAAACACGTTAGTCGAATTCGGCACCTACCTACATCGAATGGTCAAGGCTCTAGTGCATAGCAACCCCGTACCAGCTGAGGGAAGAAATCCAGAAAGTCTCAAGCACCTATCTGTATTTATGCAACCAGTAGCTAATAACTCTGGGTCGAACCTCTCCATAGAGGTCAATGGTGTCATGAATGGGAACATCTACAACCAATGTAACTTCACGATAGACTCACTAGAAGGTAATGCCCTTCAGAACCAAGCCTCCCGTCTCACTAAGGAGCTTGCGGAGGAGATCGTCAAGACCGAGGAGTACAAGGAGAAGGTCCTTCTTCGCCTAGAGCGCCTCGACCGAGAAGTAGACAGCAAGCAAGACCGTGGAGTCATCGAAGCCTTTGAACCCAAGAAGCCTCGAAAACTTCTCTTCGATGAAGCCATTAAAGACCGCTTTATGGAGTCAGACCAAAATGCATTCAAGTATCTCTACTACGTCGATGCCATAGCACTCTATGAGCGAGGACGTATTATTGCCTACCGTATTACAAAGTTGCACGAGGTATTCGAGCCTGAGGCATAGTCTATTCCTCCTCAACAAGCCGACGGG